AATAGGTAATTTTAAAGATAGGCAAGTACCAGGATCTTATGCAAAATATGCAGACCGATTAATGGAAACATTACTTGTTAAAACTATACCTGTAATGAAAGCTAAAACAGGTTTAAATTTAATACCTACTTATTCTTACACAAGACTATATAGAACAGGTAATATATTAAACAGACATAAAGATAGACCTAGCTGTGAGATATCAACTACTTTATGTTTAGGTGGTGATCCATGGCCTATATTTATTGATCCAACAGGAACAGACAATGTTATTAAAGAATACGAAGGTATTATAAAACCTGGTGCACCTAAAGGAATAAAAGTTGACTTAAAGCCAGGAGATATGCTTATATACTCAGGCTGCGAACTAGAGCATTGGAGAGAACCTTTCCAAGGCAAACTATGCGGACAAGTGTTCTTACACTACAATCATGCAAATGGACGCTTTGCAAAGTCTAATTTGTATGATAAAAGACCTATGTTGGGTATACCCAAATAACGTTGATTCACAACGCACTTTAATATAATCTAGGATATGTATGTTACAAAAAATAGGATTTCAACCTGGTTTCAATAAACAAGTCACTGCTACCGGTGGTGAAAATCAATGGATAGATGGTGATAATGTTAGATTTCGATATGGTACACCTGAAAAAATAGGTGGTTGGGCTCAATTAGGATCTACAGAACTTACAGGAAGAAACACAGCTTTACATCATTTTGTAAACGCAACAGGTATTAAATATGCTGCGTTAGGAACTAATAAAATTTTATATGTATACTCAGGTGGTATCTTTTATGATGTACACCCTATTAGACTTACAGCAACTTTAACAAGTGCTTTTACAACTACAAACGGATCAGCAACAGTTACAATAACTTTTGCATCAGCACATGGATTAAATATAGGTGATGTTTTTTTATTAGACAATTTTTCAACTATTACTAATTCTAATTTTGCAGCTGGAGATTTTAACGATATTAAATTTGAAATTAAAACTATTCCAACAGATACGACTTGTACAATTACCATGCCTTCTAACGAAAGTGGTTCTGGTGCAACAACTTCTGGTGGTATTAGAGTACAGGCTTATTATAGAGTAGGACCTGCTGTAGAATCAGCAGCTACTGGTTGGTCACTAGGTCAATGGGGAGGAACACAATCAGGACAATTTATATCTACATTAGATGGAGGTATTAATGCATCAGTTACAAGTTTATCTTTGGCTAGTGCTACATCGTTTCCATCATCAGGTACAGTAATTATTGGAGCAGAACTTATTACATACAGTTCTAAAAGCGGTAATACTTTATCAGGGCTAACGCGTGGTGCATCAGGAACCACGGCAGCTATACATTCAGATGGAGCACAAGTTATAGATGCTGCTACATATGCTGGTTTTGGCGCAGCTCCGTCAGGAGACATAGTCACAGCACCTGGTTTATGGTCATTAGATAATTTTGGTAATAAATTAGTTGCAACTATATTTGGTGGTGAAACTTTTACATGGGATGCAGATGATGCAAACGCAGTTACAACAAGAGCAGCTATAGCAAGTGGTGCACCTACAGCATCACGTGATATGTTAGTATCTACACCGGACAGACACTTAGTATTTTTTGGAACAGAAACAACTATTGGAACAAAATCTACACAAGATCAAATGTTCATAAGATTCTCAGATCAAGAAGATATTACATCGTATACACCTACAGCAAACAATACTGCAGGTACACAAAGACTGGCCGACGGATCACGGATCATGGGCGCACTTAGAGGTAGAAATGCAATTTATGTATGGACAGACACAGCATTATTTTTAATGCGTTTTGTCGGTGCACCTTTTACATTTGCTTTTGAACAAGTAGGAACTAACTGTGGATTGATAGGTAAGAACGCTGCAGTAGAAGTTGATGGTACAGTTTATTGGATGTCAGAAAATGGTTTCTTTAGATATGGTGGACAACTAGAATCACTACCTTGTCTAGTAGAAGATTTTGTTTTTGATGATTTAAACACAGTAACTAAACAACACGTTAATGCAGGACTAAACAATTTGTTTGGTGAGATAAATTGGTTTTATGTATCTTCTGGTGCTAACACAGTTAACAGAGTTGTAACTTATAATTATTTAGATTCTACAGCACAAAGACCTGTGTGGACTACAGGTACATTAGATAGAACAGCTTGGTCAGACTCAGCTATTTTTGGTAAACCACATGCTACACAATACGACACATCTACAAATGGCTCATCAACTTCATCTACTTATGTAGAAGGAAACACGGATGGTGTTTCTATATACTATGAACACGAAACAGGATTGAACCAGGTTAAAGAAGGAGCAGAAACTGCTATTACTGCAAATATAGAATCAGGAGATTTTGATATAAGTATAAACAGAAATGGTGCAGCTGATACTAGAGGAGATGGTGAATACATAATGAAAGTTAGAAGAGTCATACCAGACTTCTTATCTCAAACAGGAGATGCAACAGTTACATTACAGTTAAGAGATTTTCCAACTGACGTAGAAGCAAGCTCGTCACTAGGACCATTTACAGTTACAACAAGCACTAAAAAAATAGACACACGTGCAAGAGCTCGTGCTATATCATTAAAAGTATCTAACACAAGTACAAGTCAGTTTTGGAAACTTGGTACATTTAGATTAGACATACAACCAGACGGAAGAAGATAATGGCATTAACAAAAGAAGATATTAGTATACAGGGAACTGGTGGCTATGGTACTTTAAGTTACACTCCAGAACCAGGTGAAAATATAGAAGGAACAGCCGGAGACATTGCAGCAGAAACTGCAACAAGTGGTATTGTAAACACAGATGCAAGTGCAGAACTTGCAGGACAAGCACCAAACATAGTTGTGCCTGTTAATCAAAGTAGTGATAGTGACAATATAATTAATACAGTTGACGAAGGATTAATGGAAGTACCTGGTGAAGGTATTACAAGTCAAGTAGAAGTAACAAATAAATTAAACCTAAATCCTGCAGATTTATTAACTAAACAAAATGCAATTGCTGTGGCTTTAGGAATAGTTAATCCAATTGCTGCACTTGCTTATAGATATTATACTAATCAACAAGCAAAAAAAGCAGTAGAACGTCAAGCAGCAGTAGACATATCTGAAACAGCAAGATTAGATGATACACCTGAGAATGAAGGTTTTACTTCTGTTGCTGATCAAGAATTTGCAGAAACAGGAGATTATGATGTTTATTCTGATACACCCACAGGACCAGTAGGAGCTCAATTTGGAGATCCAACATATGCGGACCCTAGTGTAGATGCAGAAGAAAATCAGCCAACCTACACAGCACCCGAAGTAGACTATGGATATGATGCAAATTATGGTTATCAAGATAGTGGTAGTGATAGTGGACAAAGCAGTTCACAATCTGATGCTTCAGCATCACAGTCGTCTGATGATTATTCTGCCGGAGCTGGTGGATATGCTGTTGGTGGTATAGTAAGATTAAGAAAAAATAAACAAAATAGTCGTATACATGACCGTAGAAAAAGGTTAGCAATAGGAGGCATAGCAAGTTTACATGGCTAGAATAACACAGGTATTAACATTTCCGTCAAAGGAATACAGTCAACTAAATGCTCAATCTTTAAACAGAGATTTAGATGCTGTACTACAGAAACTTAACACAACGTTTCAACAAGATTTAAAAGATGAGATAGAAGCGTTTAATTTTTTTATAAACTAATGGCAAATTCTTTCGTAAATAAAAAAGTAGACTTAACAACAACTAGTGCTACTACATTATACACAGTGCCTACAGCTACAACAGCGGTGATAAAATCCATACTAGTGTCAGAAGACTCAGGTAATGCTGATACAATAACGGTCACTATTACTGACACAAGTGATGCAGTATTTAGTTTATTTAAGACTAAAGCTATATCAGCTAACGCAACTGTAGAATTACTGACAGCTCCTCTAGTATTACAAGAGAGTGAAGTGTTAAAAGTGACAGCAGCAACAGCAAATAGACTACATGTGGTCTTATCTGCAATACAAATTAAACCACGAGAAGTAACAACATAGGCTTGATTTGTTATGAAAAAACTAATAAAACTATAAAATGGCAATAAGTAGATCCCAACAACCCAGACAGAATTACGGCTTAGGTAGCTTTGTTAAAAAAGCATTTAATAAAGTAACCAAACCTTTTACTAAAGTAGCAAAAAAAGTAATGCCCAAAGAATTAGCAGGCATAGCTAGAATGGCCGCTCCTTTTGCAGCTGCTTCTAATATTCCTTACGCTGCTTTAATAGGTGGAGGACTCTCTGCTTTAGGGCAAGCAAGACAAAGAGGTAGAATTAATCCATTTGAAACATTTTTAGCAGCAGCACCAGGTTTAAGATTTGCAGGAGGTGAGGGTTTAGGTCAATTTAAAATTACAGGGGTTGGCGGAGAAACCGGCGTTGGAAGAAATACTTTAAGAGATTTATTTTTAAGAGGAGAACAATTGGCTCCTGGTTTTTCATCTTCAGAAGCTAGTCAAATAAGAAATGCAAATGTATATGGTGAACAACCTATTTTTGGTGAGTACGGAACAAAAGCAGATGAGTTTTTATTTGGTACACCTGGTGAAGATTTAAGATTTGGTGAAGAACGTATGATTCCTGGAACAGGAGAAACTGAAGTAGCTAGATTTGCAGCAACCAAACCAACAAAAGGATTACTTGGTTTAGGTGGAGAATTTGATTTGCTTAAGAACAAAGCAGTAGACCTTGCAATAAGAAAAAAAGATGGCACAACATTAAGTCCACTTAAAATTGGTTCATGGGGATTAGGTATTTATTCTGGTATAGAAGCTAAAAAATATAAAGATGAAATGGAAGCAGCAGATGCAGCAGAAGCGGCTTTAAAAGCAGCAGACTCAGCAGCAACAGAGGCAGATATAGCAGAAGCTAGAGAATGGGCGGAAACAGTATTTGGTAGATTAAGTCGTGCAGACATAGGTTTGGCACAAGGTGGTAGAGTTAATCATGCAATGGGAACAGGCCCTGTATTACCCCCTGACCCAACACAACCTGTAAATCCTTTTGCACCAAAACCAACAGGACCTGTATTACCTAATAAAGAAATGGCAATGTCTTATGGTTATAATGATGCAATGTCTGATACTTATGATTTGTTTTTACAAATGAAAAAAAATAAAGAAATACCTATAGATATGGACTTTGATATATTTTTACTAGAAGTAGTTCCAGAGATGAGTAAAAAACAAACAAGGGAAGATAGACCAATGGCCGCAAACGGTGGTCTAATGAGAAGTAATTATGCTTTAGGCACTAAACCAGAGCCAAAAGAAAGTGGCCTTGGAGGGCTTCCAATTGAGGCAGATATGAGGTACAGTGGTGGCTTCATGCCATACGGTAAAAAAGAAAAAGCCGATGACGTGCCTGCTAGATTAAGCAAAAATGAATTTGTATTTACCGCTGATGCAGTTAGAGCTGCTGGTGGCGGAAGTATGAACGAAGGTGCAAGAAGAATGTACCAAACTATGAAGACGCTTGAACAACAAAATAGGATGATGTCATAATGGCTGAAACAGTAACTACCATACAACAACCGGCACCAATATTTGAAGAGGGTGCAAAAAGTTATTTAGATTTATTAACCGCACAAACAGAAGCCGCAGGTGCATTAAAACCTTTAGGCGACACACCAATAACTAGAGCAGAAGGTTTTGCTCCAGGTGTAGAAGGGCAAAGTGCATTAGCACAAGCAGCACAACAACAAGCAGCAAAACAAGCTGGTCTTGGCACATTAACATTTGATCCTACAACAGGAGCTTTATCAGGTGTAGGTACAGGAACAGGTATTGCTGGTTATCAACCTTTTTTAGATGCAGCAGGAACACAAGCAGGTTTAGGACAAGATGCTTTAGCAGCAGGATTAGGAACTGTTGGAACAGCAAGCACAACATTAGGTGGAGTACCTTCTTATATTACTGGTGCAGCTGGACTAACTGGACCAACTGCTTACACATCATTTCAATCACCATATCAAACAGCAGTAAGAGACGCTACGTTAGCAGCATTTGATGATCAAGCACAAGCTAGAAAACAAGGTATATCAGATCAGGCTGTTAAACTAGGTGCTTTTGGTGGCGGTAGAGAAGGTGTACAACTAGCAGAATACGATAGAAAATCAGATATGGATAGAGCACTATTACAAGCTCAACTTAATCAACAAGGATTTACACAAGCAAATCAATTAGCTGCACAAGCGTTTGGACAACAAGGTCAACTAGCTGGATTACAATCTGGTTTAGCTGCACAACAAGCAGGACTTGGAACACAAAGAGGAGCAATAGGTCAAGCACAAGCAGGTATTGGTGGACAACAATTAGGTGCATCTCAAATACAACAACAAATGGCAGCATTACAACCAAGCCTGGCAGGGCAACAAGTAGGGCAGCTTGCAGGTATAGCAGGACAAGATTTACAATACAGACAAGCAGTAGAAGACGCAGCAAGAGAAGCTGAAAGAATGAGACAGATGGAACCTTTACAAAGAGTAGATAGATTTGGTCAAGGTTTAACTGGTGTTATGGGTGGATTGGGAAGTGTACAAACACAAGAAGCAACAGGTGGAGCTACAGCTAATCCTTTAGGATCAGCTATTAACACAGGCATAGGCGCATTAAGTTTAGGCAAATTATTTGGGTTAGGTTAATATGAATTACAAAATAATGAACAGACCAATGTTTAAAATGGGTGGATCAACAACACCTAGAAGAAACTATTCAAATGGATCATATAATTTGTTTGGAGATGAAGGGTTATTATCACAAAGAGATAAATTATATAAAGATTTAACTGATCAATTAGAAAAATCAAAAAGTAATATGGCTTATCAAGCTTTAGCTGGAGTAGATTTTAGTGCAATAGATAAACCATCTGATATTTTAGGTGCACTTGGAGAAAATAAAGATAGATTTATTAAAGGTTTAATGAATCAAAAATCTGTAGATTTAAAATCAAAAAAAATGAATTTAGATAAAATTGGCACGGACATTAAGGTAGGTTTAGCTTTAAGAAAACAAGATTCAAAAACTTATGAATTTAAAGAGAGAATGAAAATGGTTGATGAAAATAACAAAACAATAGACGCTATTCTAGCAAAAG